CACAACTGCGCCTGAACCTGCAGCAAATGCGTTCTGCGGTCCTTGTGCGGTTGGCACTGCCAGTGGGCGGTTTGTTGAATCCACTGCTGCAAGGATGAAAGCCAAACGGCGTGGGTGCATCAAAATGAAGTTCGGTCCACCGAAGTAGTTGGTCTGAATCCTCTGAACACCATCCAAAATCTTTGGATACAGTTCTGCAACTGTTGGTGAAGCGTCAGTGTAGGTGACAACCTGCGAGATCACATTGGTTAGTGATGTTGCGCTGGTGGTTACGAACAATGAATCAAGGTTGGTGTTGTATGCAGAAACGAGATCTGCCATCACCAATGAATCAATGCCTGTGCCACGCTCAAGTGCCTGACGACTGACATTCTGCTGACCAGCAACCGTGACTACCGAAACATCAAGTTTGGTGTCATCCATGTTGGTTTCCTGAACTGCTGCACCTTCAGTTTGTACTGCGGTTGCTGATCCAGTTGTGACCTTGCTGATGCTGATAGTCAAACCTGATGCTGGAAGTTCATGCTTGCGAGCAACATCCAAGAACGGGCGACCTGCACGAGCGAATGGTGCTGCCAAGTCAGTGAGGAATTGTGGAACAACCAAACCAGCAAAGTTTGCGCTGGTTACATCACGGCGTTCAATCTTTTCCTCGTTCATGTGACGAGCAAGACGATCCTTTGCAGCGAAGTCGTTGTTGAACTGTGCAGCGTATGCGTCAGCAACAAACGAAACTTCGGACTTTGGTGAGTAGGTGCGTGCCTCAGACTTAACTACGGCTGGTGCAACAACTGCATCAAACTTCTTTTCCTTGCGGAGTTCTGCAGCCTCAGCCGAACGCTTTTCAAGTTCGCTGTGGGTTGCAATCTGCTCATCCAATGAACGAACTTCATCCAAAGCAACAGCAATTTCTGCATCTTGTTCTGGGGTGAGTTCACGGGCTTCTGCCTGTGCTGCTTCAACAATGGCTTCTGCCTTTGCAAGCGCAGCATCACGCTTTTCAATAAGTGATTTACTAAATGACATAATGACCTCCAAGATCATCTGAATTGTGTGTATGTTTTCCTTTCAGTGTTAGGAGGTCAGTGACTAATTAGGTCGGCTGTCTAACGGCTGCGAAGTTTCTGCAAAGCAACCTGATTTTTTCTCAGGCTCAATGTAGAAACTGGTGCAACAATAACAGGCTCATTGCGCTTGCGCAACTCTGCAACCGTCTGCTCATATGCAGGGAAGGTCACAACACTCACATCAAACAGTTGAACCTCACGGAGTTCACGCACAGACCGATCAGCGTTCCAGTTGTCTTTCACGGTTCTGAACGCAAAACTCATCTGCGAAAGATCGCCACGCTTCATTGCTGAAATAATCCTTGCAGCATCAGGGTTCATAGGATCAAGTTCTGCCTCAACACGCAAACTACGCTCATCTTCTTCAAGTGCCAGCGTGCCAGACTTAGAGCGTGCCAACGGTACGCCTTCATGGTCAATCAGCAGGCGAACATCAGCACCATCATTCAATGTTTTGCTGAAAGCACCACGCTTCACGAACTCTGTGAACCCCATATATTCAGAAGGTGAATCCCACACGGCTGCATAACCAACAATCGTTCTGCCTTCGTTCTCTGCACGAACCTCAAGATTGGAATACGCAATGCTGCGCTTCTCATCAACTTCAGTTGCTACCCATTGCACAAGTTCGCTCATAATTTTCTACCTTACTATTCGGAATCTAATCTTTCCACAACACGATAAGCATATTCCTGCGCTCTGCGTGCTGAAGCCTTACTTGAACCACCACCCCACAACAACATTGCAACCAACCCTGCTGTGATCTCATCACCCTGCACAGCGTCTAGATCGTCAATGTGTCGGGCAATCCACGCACCAATTTTGCGCCACTTCGCTTCCGTGACCTGACCTGCAGCCATCTTGCGTGCATCCTCAACAGTCTGTGAAACAAGCCCATCACCAGACAAACCCTGCTCATGTAACGCCAGACCACGCTTCGCTGAGGCACGCATGAACGCTGGCGCAGACAAATTGACAGCCCGAAGTTCTGATTCCTCATAGATTTCCTCTGGCTCATCAGACATTTCAGATCGGAAGAGCACACGTCTGAACTCCAGTCACAAGAC